AATGCGCTTGGCGAATATGGCATGAAGGCTGATCGGGATTGGCTGTATGTGGCGTCACCAAGCAAGCCTATCACTGACATGCTGCGGGATACGCCGTGGGGGGGCAGTTACAGGCGCGCGCTGGGTGAGTTGGAAGGCGCTGTCAGTCACGACAAGATGCGGTTTTCTGCGGCAATGAGGTTGCGATGCGTGGCAGTTCCTATGGGGCTGGTGTTGGGAGATGACGCGCCTGCCGAGATTGAGTTGCCGTTTGATATGGAGGAATTTCAGTGATCAACCTCTATGATTACCAGCTTTCAATCGTGGACGGCACGCGCGCGGCGATGCGGCGCAACAAGTCAAATCTTGTCGTTGTCCCGACTGGCGGCGGAAAGACGGTGCTTTCGTGCTACATCATCGCAGCGGCGGCGGCTAAGGGATCGACCGCAACATTCCTAATCCCTCGCAAGGAACTGATGCGCCAAGTGTCGGCGACAATGGCTGATTTCAATATTCCGCACGGCCTTATATCGCCGGACTATGCGCCAAATCCGTTTGCCAATGTGCAAGTTGCGATGGCGCAAACATTGATCCGCCGCATGGGTAAAATGACGCCACCGAAGCTGCTTATGGTGGACGAGGCCCACATCGGCGGGGCGGACATTGAGCGCATCATCGCATGGGTGCTGGATGCTGGCGGTTGGGTCGTGGGCTTGACGGCCACGCCATCGCGCGCTGATGGAAAGGCTCTAGGCGGAGTGTATTCCGAAATCATCGAAGGGCCATCTGTTGCCGATCTGATAGCGGCAAACCGACTGAGTGATTACAGATACTTTGGCCCCGGCGCGCCGGATCTATCCAAGGTCGCGGTCGGCGCTCATGGGGATTATGTGCAGTCGCAGCTTTCCAGCTTTATGGAGGCTGACAAGGCAATCATCGGCGATGCGGTGAAAACCTATAAGCAGTTTGCCGATGGTAAGTTGAATATCGTTTTCGCCACAAGTCGCAAGCATTCCGGCATGATCAGCGATGCGTTCAACAGTGCTGGCGTGGCCTCTGCCTACATTGACGGGACCATGAACGACGCCGAACGCCGCAAGATTATCATGGCTTTCGCGCGCCGGGAGTTGAAGGTCTTGACCAGCGTTGCGTTGCTTTCGGTCGGGTTTGACCTGTCATCGGCGGCGGGAATGGATGTGACGGTTGAAAGCATGTCAGACTTGGCCCCAACTAAATCCCTACCATTGCAGGCGCAGCGGTGGGGCAGGGTTTTGCGCGCCAAGCCATATCCCGCCATCATCATGGACCACGCCAATAATTGGAGAGAACACGGCTTCCCCGACGATCCGCGCGAATGGTCACTGGACGGCAAGAAAAAACGTGCGGCATCAGACGAGAAAGCTGAACCCGCGCGGCAATGCCCGATTGATGACGGCGGCTGTGGGTTTGTGCACAGGCCCGCACCGGAATGTCCGAATTGCAAACGGGTATATGAAATTCAATCTCGTATGGTCGCTGAAATTGAGGGCGATTTAGCTGAAATCGACCGTGCGGCGATGGTGCGGGAACGCAAGCAGGAACAGGGCATGGCAGATAGTCTGGCCGCGCTGCAAGAGTTGGCAAGACGGACTGGTAAAAACCCGCGCTGGGCAGAACACGTCTGGAACGCGCGGCAGGCTAAGAAACGCGCATGATCATATTCGCCACATGCCCGGATGATGACGAAGGCGTGTCACTGGCACGCGCATGGATACGCGCGCACGGGATAACCAAAGACGAGGCCAAGCTGGTAAAGCGCGACGGGTGCGTGTGCGTGGTTGATAAGGCAGAAACATGGCGGCGGATTAGGCCGTCACTTACGGGGGTGTAGAATGGCAACGGCAGAGAGCAATATATCCAACGCAATCATGATTGCACTATCTTCGGCGGGTTGTCTGATTTTCAGGAACAATGTGGGCGTCCTGCCCGACCGATCAGGAAGGCCGATCCGTTATGGTTTATGCCCAGGATCATGCGATCTGATTGGGTTGGCCCCAGATGGAGTTTTCCTTGGCATCGAAGTTAAAACCGCGACCGGGCGTGTATCGCCCGCCCAGACTGCCTTTATAGCGGCGGTTGTTCGGGCTGGTGGTCGGGCTGGGGTTGCGCGATCTGCGGCTGAGGCTGTTGCGATTGCGCGCGGCTGACCAGCGACCGCACCATGTCCGCGATGCTGACCCATCCGCCCGCCGTCTGGGTGTCGCGCCACGTTTGCTTTTCCTGCTCGGATAGGCGGATTTGATGGACGGTTGATTTTGTCATTGCGCGCGCCTGTAATTACTGTAATGTCAATACAGGATATAGCAACGCACCAAGGAGCGCAAGAGGATGACGGAAAGCACTGAACTGGCACTACCGGAGCCGACGACACTGGCAACGATGTTCAAGGCAGAGAACGGGCTTGACCCGCTGCTGAACAAGATCAAGGCAGATGCGCTGGCGATGGTAAAAGACCTTGACCCGGCTGTTAAGAAAGACCGCGACTTGATGCGGTCCGCTGCGTTCAAGGTCAGCATGTCGAAGGCCGAGATTGATCGGCGTGGCAAGGAACTGACCGAGGCGCAGCGCAAAGAGGTTGCGGCGGTGAACGCTGGCCGCAAGGTTGCCGAGGCGTTTCTGGCGGATTTGCGCGATCAGGTGAAGAAACCCGCAGATGAGTGGGAAGCAAAGGAAGCCGCACGCATTACGGCGAACAAGGAAGGCTTGGCGAAGTTTGATGAAGGCCGTGTTGACGCCATGTCGTAGCCTACGCTTATTCAGCAGATGATCGACAAGGCAAAGGCTTTCCATGCTGGCCGCGTGTGGGAAGAATACGCACCGCAGGCCGATGCGCTGTTGCGCAACTGTCTGACCAAGTGGCAGGCTGACCTGGACGCCGCAAACCTGCGCATTGCACAGGCGGCAGAATTGGAAGCCTTGCGCGCCGAGAAAGCCGCACGGGATGAGGCTGATCAGTTGGCGAGGGATAAAGCCGCAGAGGCAGAGAACGCCCGTATCATCGCGGAACAAGCCGAAGCCAACCGCATCGCCACAGAGAAGGCAGAGGCAGCACACGCAGCGCAGATTGAGGCTGACAAGCTGGCGGCGGCAGAACTGGCGGCACAGTTGGCCCGCGAGGATGCCGAAGCAAAGGCTAAAGCGACAGAGGAACGCCACGCCAAGGAAATGGCCGACGCTGAAACCCGCCGCGAACAAGCCGCACAGGCCGAACGTGATCGGATCGCGGCAGCGGCTAGAGAGGAAGCCTATGCGCGCGCCAAACGTGAAGCCGACGCCGACCACCGCGCACAGGTCAAAGCAGACATTGTGGCCGCGCTGTCCGCGATGGCAGGCAAGGCCACGCCCGACGCGATTGCTGATGCCCTGATGGCGGGCGAAATTCCACATACGAAGGTGACGCTATGATTAAATACCACGACGACCTGATCCAAGGCAGCGATGAGTGGATGGCAGCCCGCTGCGGATTGCTCACCGCGTCAGAGGTCAAGCTGATCCTGACCCCGACACTAAAAATCGCCAACAACGACAAAACCCGCGCGCACGTTTACGAGATCGCCGCCCAGCGCATCACGGGCTACACCGAGCCGTCATACATCGGCGATGACATGCTGCGCGGTTGGGAGGATGAAATCACGGCGCGCGATCTATACAGCCAGCACCGCGCAGAGGTCACAGAGGTTGGTTTCATCACCAACGATCATTGGGGCTTCACGCTTGGATATTCACCGGACGGCATGGTTGGCGACGATGGCCTGATCGAGATCAAATCACGCCGCCAGAAATTCCAAGCCGAGACGATTATCAAAATGGAGGTGCCGGACGAATACCAGTTGCAGCTTCAAACCGGGCTGCTGATCACCGGGCGCAAGTGGATTGACTTCATCAGCTACAGCGGCGGGATGCCGATGGTGATTATCCGCGTGCTGCCTGATCCGGTGATGCAGGCGGCGATCATCCAAGCGGCATCGGATTTTGAAGCCAAGGTTGAGGCGGGGATGCTTGACTATCGGGTAAACAGCGCGGGCATGATCATGACCGAACGCAAGATTGAGCAGGAGATGCATGTATGACCATCATTCGAGTGATCGACTTTGAGACGACAGGCATGGAGCCGCCCGCAGAAATTTGCGAGGTTGGTATCTGTGATTATGACGTGGAAAGCCGCGTGATTGCAGATCCTTCCGGCTGGCTTTGCGGCGTCAAGGAAATGCCGCCAGAGGTTCGCGCCGTTCACCACATCTCACTAGCTGATTGCGCAGGGTTTGAGCCTTTCACCGAGGCAACGATTTATGATGGGGCGGCTGTGATAGCGGCCCACAACGCGGACTTTGAAAGCAAGTTCATCCGCTGCACCCTGCCTATCATCTGCACCTATAAGGCTGCGTTGCGCGCATGGCCGGACGCGCCAAGCCACAGCAACGGCGCGCTGCGCTATTGGCTGGAAGATCAGGGCAAGATCACGCCGGATCACGCTAAGACGCAGCCTGCGCACCGGGCTGCACCTGATGCCTATGTCACGGCGCATATCCTCAAGGCGCTGTTTGACGCGGGCCACACTGGCAAGGAAATGGTGGCATGGACAAAGGAGCCGCGCCTGTTGCCGACATGCCCAATCGGCAAGTTCAAGGGCAAGCCGTGGTCTGATGTTGAAGCCGGGTTCCTTGGCTGGATGCTTCGGCAAGACGGAATGGAAGAAGATTTGAAATGGAACGCACGGCGCGAGATCAACCGCCGCAATGGAGTATGACCGATGAACGGCGATATGAACGACGTAATCCAACCCAAGAGCGACCAGATCAATGCAGATACGTTGATCGGTGGGCCAATGACTGTGAAAATCACAGGCGTAAAAATTGACCATTCCAGCGAGCAGAAGGTTTCGATCAGCCTTGAAGGGACGCCGCTGGTTTTCCGGCCATGCAAGTCGATGTCGAAAGTGCTTGTCGCTGCTTACGGTGCGGATGCCAATCTTTATGTCGGCAAGTCGATGACCCTATACCGTGATCCAAAGGTGAAATGGGGCGGGCTTGAGGTCGGCGGCATTCGCATCAGCCATCTATCCCATATCGATAAAGACATGGTGATGATGCTGACCCAGACGCGCGCCCAACGCGCGCCGCACAAGGTAAAGCCGCTGCGCGTGGAGCAACAGCAGACGCAAACCCCCGCAGCCCCAGAGAACGCGCTGCAACTGGCCGAGGCCGCAGCACGCAAAGGCACTGCTGTTTTCCGCGACTGGTGGGGCAGCGATGAGGGGAAAGCGTGCAGGGTAGCGGCAAACCAGAATATCGACAGCTTGAAGAAACTGGCCTCTGATGCAGATGGCCCACCACCTGACAACGACGACGACGCGCCACCCATGTAATGAAGAAGCCCCGGAATTACCGGGGCTTTCTTTTGGCGATTTCTCTGGCGATATACCAAGATGCTTTTTCAAGGTCTTGGATGGCATCGCCTTTCAGATCAGCGCGCCAAATATATTTCACTGCATTGCCAAGATTGAAGCCCATATGCTCGGTGATCTGTATGCACTCGATGCCGCTGGGGTGTTCGGTATAGTGCGGCGGGTGATTGACGGGATCGGTCATGCTGTTCCTCTGTGTTGCGCCCCCGGCACTTCTCGGTTAGCGCCTGACCGCGCCGGGGGATCGTCTGGAGTATCGAAAACGCCCGCAATGCGGGGTCGTGTTGCGCCTGCCGTCTGGCTAGGCGATCCGGGGTTATCCCGAGATT